ACAAACATTTCATTCAGTTCATTTGATATATGGTCAAACGGACTATCATCAGATAGTAATGTTACTATGAATAATGCATTAACGGATGCTGCTCCTGCTAACACTAATCCAACAGCAGCTAGTGAAATATATAACAATAATTGGTTTTATGGTTCACTTCAAGTTTCAACTGGAGGATATGTGGATGTTTCTGCTGGTAGTTATTCTTTAACTGATGTAAGTACTACTACAACATTAAAAAACGTTAACTTAGACTTAAACAACTTAGTATTAACTGCAGATGAAACTGCTGCTTATCCTAGAACATTTGTTAGATGGAGAGCTGGAAGTTCAAGTGGTTCTGAAATTCAGACTGGTGAAGTACTTACACTTACATCCGCCACGCAAACAAGTACTACAGTGTTTTACGCTCAGTTTACGTAAACGTATACTAAAAGGTTTTGAATACATATTGGGTCTATGAAAATATAAAAAAGCAGCCGTCTTTCTATAATAAGTTAGATGTTCTGCTTTTACTTTGTTCTGGTGTATTATGGAAAAAACACCATCCTACTCATACTACAGTTTTATATTGTGATAAATTAACTGAATCATTCCTTAAAACTATTAACGCTAGTAGTATATGGGATAAAATAAAAATAGCTCCTGAAAATAAACATGTAGACAAAAGTATTTTCTGGGCTTCAAGTAAACTAGAAGTTTTACGTTACGTAGAAGCTCCATGTATTTTAATGGATCATGACTTTCTTGCTTATAAATCTTTTGATAAATATCTTAACGATATTCCTGTATTTACTCAGGATGAAAACGGTGAAAGATATTACCCTACAGCTTATGATCCATTCATTAGAAAGGTAAATGATCTAATACCTAGACCACAGCCGTATGCTATAAATTGCAGTTTTATGTATTTCACAGATACTCAGTTTGTAAATAGGTACGGAAAATTTAGTTTAGAACTTATGGAACGCTTTACTCAATTAAAAGTGCCTAATTCTAAATTTTTAATATTTGCCGAACAATTAGGTTTAAAGTACTTACTAGATTTCTTTAAAATAGAATATAACACTTTATTAAATGAAAAATGGAACCCAGGAGAAGGAAAGTACGAACCTAACGACAAAGGAATTTTTTCTGTAGAAGAAAGTTTAACAATCTTTAGACATTACTGGTTAGATAAACCTAGAATTAAAAATTCTAAAGAAGGGTTTTCTTTTGAAGCAGAAATTCGTATATTGTTTAATATACTGTCTTCATTCAAGGAGTTAAATTTAAAAGTTATAAATGATCTTAAATAAAGATTTTATCAAAACACATATTACTGTGGATAAAAAAATAGTAGTTCAACCTAATGGGGAAGACTTACTTACTTACGAACCTGTTCCTTATAGATGGACCCACGGAGCTACAGATTTACACTTAGGAGACGGTTTACTTATATACTCAATTATACAATTAATGAGATATAAGACATTAGTTTGTTTAGGATCAGGAGGAGGTTATATACCCCGTATAATGACTCAAGCAAGAATAGACTTACATGATACAGGAATATTTGAAGGCAAAAAAGATTACAATTGGGGCGATATAGGAGCTACATATTTAGTTGATGCAGCAAATGGAGTAGGCGGAAAAATTAGCTACGAAGATAAAGACTCTTATTTTAGATATCAGTTCTGCCCTAGATTTATTAAGGATACTACTGAGAATGCTTACTATAACTTTTTTGTAAAACAGGACATTAAAATAGACTTTCTGCATATTGATGCTGGTCATTCATATGAAGATGTTAAAAATGATTTTAACCTATACTCTCAACTTTTATCTGATAACGGTATTATATCTATTCATGATACCGATGTAAACTTTCAAAAAGAACTTATTATCACGGAAGACGAAAGAGAGTATTATGAATTATTTGATGGTCCTGCTAGGTTTATAAAGGAAATAAGTAAAGAGTGGAAACAGTTTAATTTTTTTAATTCTAAACAATACATTAACAAGCCTGCATCAACAGGTATAACATTATTACAACGTGCCTAATTTAGTTACAGTAGTAGGAGAAAATACTCATATACTTCCTCATATGTTAAAACACTATGAAGATGTTATAGATAAAGCATATGTAGGAGTATATCGTCAAAGTGATAATGATGGTATATTAGAAGAAATAGAAGAGTTAGGTATAGAACCATTTATGGTATTTACCGAACCTAAATACAACTGGAATAGAGTAACGGAAATATATAATACCATTAAGCAAACTAAACCAAACGATTGGTGGATAGTATCTGATGATGATGAACTACAAGTATACCCAGAACCTATCGAAGATATCATTGAGAAATGTGAGAGAAATGGTTATGAGTTTGTCACAGGAGGGTTCTTAGATAGAATAGGTATAGATGGTACTTTCCCAAAAGTAACGAGAGAGACCGATATACATAAAGCTTTTCCTTTAGCTGGTTTCTTTAGGTATCCCTTATCAAAGGCATGCCCTAACAAAGTCACTCTTATGAAAGGTTATCAAAATGTTACTCCAGGCCAACATTATGCTTCTTTTAATGACGGAACTAACAGTTGGGGAACAGAACATAGAAGACGTATGCCGATAGAAGAGTGCTTTACACAAGTGCATGATTTTAAATGGGATAGTACCTGTATAGAAAGAATAAAGAAGGTAGCTGATAATAATAAAGATTATTCATACTCTGACGAATATAAAGATATGTATGAAGCTTTGAAAAAAAATAATTTTAAAATAGATACCAATAATCTTAAGTTCTTAGTTGAAGAAATGAAAGAATTATCGTATATTGAGTATATGGACTACCCTCACTGGGATACTTTAAGAGATAAAATAGTTACAATATGAGTCAAAATAAAATAGAAGAAGCTTTACTAGAAGAACGTAAAGTAAAAGCATTAGAAAAAATTGGTAAAACTCTTGATGCACTAGTTATGTGGTTTGAAGAGATAGACAAAGAGGAATGGAATGAACGTATTCAATACTACTTAGCTTCATTTCTGGATAATACTACACCTAAAGAAGAAGAAGTAGAGGATGAGTCATAAATTAGGTCTTATAGTTCCCTATAGAGATAGACCTGAGCAGCTCAAAACATTTACAGAACATATAAAGATTTATCTAGCTGAAAAAGGAATAGATAATGAAATTATAATAGTAGAACAGACTGCTAAGAATGATTTTAATCGAGGTAAGCTTCTTAATATAGGATTTTTAAAAGCAGAAGAATTAGGATGCGATTACGTTGTATTTCATGACGTAGATATGCTACCTATCGATGCTGATTACTCATACTCAGATAAACCAGTACATTTAATTACTGATCTAGATTTACCAGAAGGTGTATCAAGAACATTATTTGATGAATATTTTGGAGGAGTTACACTATTTCCTTCTTACTTATTTAAACAAATAAACGGGTATTCTAATAAGTACTTTGGATGGGGATTTGAAGACGATGATTTACTGTTAAGATGTCTTGAAAATCATATAAATCTTGACGGCAAAAAAGTTATACAAAAAGGTAGACAATGTACTGCTTTAGAATTTAATGGAAAAGATAGTTTTGTAGCTATTCCTAACAAATTATCTATTTTAAGAAACTTTTCAATATTTGTTTCTTTTGGGTATGATGAAGTAATGTCTACAAAAGAGGTAGTAACAGATGAAAACTCTATATTTAGCATTCCAGGATATGATACTACTCTTACTGTCAATTCTTTCTTTGATTTAACATTTCAGTTCTGGAAGTTTGACTTAAGTTCTATTTCATTACATACTAAAGGACTTCAGACAGGAAGATATAACGCAGTTATTACTGTTGATAATAAAGGAGCTAACAAAAATACTATGGATTATATTCCACCGATAGTAAAGCTCTTTATTAATGGAGTAAAAGTAGGTGAAAATACTTTTGATAAACTTCTAAACTTACAGAAACAGCCGTACATTTACTTAGGAGTTGGTGATCCTAACAGAGAAAAAAAACAAAATTGGTTTAAAGGGAATATAGATACTTTTGCTACATACTCAGAAGCCCTATCTGAAGAAGATTGTGTACAAATTAGTAGCAATTTATCTAATAGTTTATTTAAGTTTAAATCTAATGAGTATTTATCTACTTATTATGATATGAAATTTGCTGATGGCAATTCCCTTATTGACATTAAAAGCGGAAATACAGGTAGAATTTTTAACTGTAAACAAAAGTTTCTTCAGCAAACAACAGATATTACTAAACCAATTCCACATAGAAAAGAAGGTAAGTTTAAAATACTTCCTCACAAAGAACATGGATATAAAGACGGATATTGGGTAAGCTGGACTAGTAGAAAAAATCAATTGAGATATTTGGACAGATATTATAATTTAAAATCAGAATACCAATCAGATGGACTTACTTCCTGTAGGTTCGTTGAACAGGATTATATTGATCGTGGTTATCATCATTTAACAGTCAGATTATGAGTCATAAATTAGGGGTATGCGTACCGTATAGAAATAGAGAACTCCACCTTAACGAATTCGTACCTAAAGTAGGTAAGTATTTGAAAGGTCAAGGGATAGATTTTCATATGTATTTTTGCCATCAGGTAGATGATAAACTCTTTAATAGAGGTGCTACTAAAAATATAGCAGCTAAACATGCATTTGATGATGGGTGTGACTATATCGTATGGCATGATATAGATATGATACCTGAAGAAGGAGGAGGAGCCGACTACTCATATCCTGCTGAACATCCTAGACATATTGCCACTAAAATTTCACAAATGGACTACCAGCTCAAGTATCATGAATACTTTGGTGGAGCTGTACTTTTTACTAAAGAACAAGTAGAGGCTACTAATGGTTACTCTAATAACTATTGGGACTGGGGAATGGAGGATGATGATCTGTTTTGGAGATGTCATCTAGAGGGTATGACTAATAGTACTTATCTTGATAAATTTAAAACTAAGTATCTTAAATTTGACGGTATAGAAAGCTATGCTAAAATACCTTATGATATATCGAGAAGAGCCTTAACAAGTAGAACCCACACCTTATCGATTTTAGTTAGACCTTTTCAAATACCTGAAAAAAATAAAATATTTCTCATCGGAGATGATGATCATAAGTATGTAGAGTATCCCGTTCTTAGATTACCAGGGTATGACTACGGTTTATCATTTAACAATTCTAGAGCACTATCTTTTACTTTTTGGAATTCATTTAATAAGCATAATTATATGTGGATAAAAAGATATGATAAACAGTGGAGCTGGGTTACTATAGTAGTAGATGAAGATACACATATGGCACATTTTTACCTTAATGGAACTGAAATAGATTCTAAAGCTGGACAAGGTAGCCCTTCTCCTTTAAGGTTCAACGGTAGATTAAAAAATTACGGTGCTAATGATATATACCTTGGATTTACCCCATCTGAACCAGAAGAAAGTTTAATGAAATACTTTAAAGGAGATATTGCTAAGGTATATGCCTGGAAAAAAGCATTGACACCTATACAAGTAGGAGAATTGCATAAAAATATTCCTCAAGAAGACTTGTTATTAGACTTAGATATTAATAATCCTAAATCAGAGTACACTAACTTTGGTGCAGAAATCGTTGAAGATACTATTGAAATACCTAACTCGATTATTCCCCATAGAGTAGAAGGTAAGATGAGATGCTTACCTCATGAAGATGAAGGTTTAGTTAACGGCAAGTGGGCTAAAGGAGCTACAACTGCAGAAAATGAAAAGCGATATGTTCTACAAATGCAACAAGGTAAAACAAATCATAAAGAAGACGGAATAAAACAATTAAAATACGAACTTAAGGGTGTTGATAAATTAGCACCTTTTGCATCGATGATAAATATAACTTTATGAACCCAGCAGAGGTAAAAAATAAACTTGATGGAGTAGGGTGTGGTTTCTGTTTAGCTAAATGGACACAGGTCACAATGCACCTTGGTACGGGAATGACTCACTCATGCCACCACCCTTCACCTCACAAAATACCTCTAACTGAACTTAGACGTAATCCATCTGCACTACATAATACTAAACATAAAAAAGCCAGGAGGAAAGAAATGTTGGAAGGTAAAAGACCTTCTGAATGTAATTACTGTTGGAACGTAGAAGACAACTCTAATTCTTTCTCAGATAGAGTATTCAAATCTACTGAACCTTGGTCTATTAACGATTTCGATAAAATTAAAGATAGCTACTGGAGAGATGATTTTAACCCTCGTTATGTAGAGGTATCCTTTGGTAATACATGTAACTTTGCATGTGCTTATTGTGGGCCACAGTATTCATCTAAATGGGTAGAAGAAATAGAGAAACACGGTGGTTACCCAACAGAACATAAATTTAATTCTATAGATGATATAAAGGCTAGAGATCAGATGCCTTATAAACAGACTGAACATAATCCTTACATTGAAGCTTTTTGGGAGTGGTGGCCTAATTTATTTCCAGACTTACATACCTTTAGAATTACTGGAGGAGAACCTTTACTACTTAAAGATACTTTCAAAGTATTAGAGTATATTCAAAAACACCATAACCAAAATTCAAATATTTCGTTAGCAATTAATACTAACCTAGGTATACCAGATAAGCTTTTAGATAAGTTTATAACTATTGCTAAAGATTTATGCGATAATAATAAAGTTAGAGAACTAATTATTTTTACTTCTGTAGAAGCAACAGATGCTCAAGCTGAATATGCTAGATTTGGTTTAAAATATGAAAAGTTTTGGTCTAATGTTGATAAAGTACTAAGTAATTTACCTAAAGTAACAGTAAATATTATGGCTACGTACAATGCATTATCTGTATTTAGCTATAGTGACCTAATTGATAGAGTATTTGAATATAAAAAGAAATACGCTAACGGAGAAAGATATTGGATATCAGCATTACAATTAGATACTTCTTACTTAAGATGGCCAACTCACCTTTCAGTAAAGATATTAGAAGAAGAACATAAAGAATTAATTTTGAAGTCTGCTGAAAAAGCACTATATTACGGTATTAAGAACTTTACAGAGGATAATTACGGATTTTCAAATGTAGAAATACAAAAAATGAAAAGACTTTATGATTATGCAGTAGGAGATACAGCATTTAATACAGATAAGTATAGAAAAGACTTTGTAAAGTTTGTTGATGAATACGATAAAAGAAGAGGTACTGATTTTTTAGGAACTTTTCCACAGTTAAAAGAATTATATGCTGAGTATAAAGAAAGGTAATCCTTGGGTTTTTTGGCCAAGCAGTATCTGTGAAACATTTCCAGAAAATCCAAGTAATCTTATTCTCTCTGGTGAGCATAGTTTTGAGTTTAGCTTTGACTTTATATTAAGGGATGATTCGAAAGAACAGAAAACTGTTTTTGCATTAGTTCCTAGATTTACTGGGCTTGATTTATTTCCTAATCAAACAGTTATTACTATTACATATGATGATGGACCTCAATACTATAGGCTTCCTACTATAATTGAACCTGGAAAAAACGTTAATGTTAAATTCGATCACAAACCAAAAGAGTATTTTAAAGTATTTATTAATAAGGAAGAGGTTGTGAATGAAGTGTTAACGAACAAAGCCTTTGGAAAATCGGATTCTCCTCACATAATTATAGGAGCAGGAAATTTTCCTAAAAACAACTTTAACCTAAATTATTCAGATATAGACTACCTAAGATTTAGCGTCTTTCAAGACGGTAATATATTAGCTGATCATTTTTTTGAAGAAAGAATATTCGATAAATATGTGGACATTACTGGTAATTTAAATTTTATACATAAACTATAATGGGAGTATTTGCTAAAAAAGAAAATGAAACATTTCAGGAATATAGAGATAGAGCTATAGATAAACTATCTCCATCTTTCTGTGGAGCAAAATGGTATAATGCTACCATATGGTTAGGTAATGGAACGACAACTTCCTGTCATCACCCTCCAGCTCATAAGATACCTTTAGATGAACTAAAGTTCAGTTATAAAGCTCTTCATAATACTACATACAAAAAAGCTGTACGTAAGCAGATGATGGAAGGTGTTAGACCTAAGGAATGTGAGTACTGCTGGAAGATAGAAGACCTTGGAAAAGATAAAGTCTCTGATAGAGTTTATAAATCAGTCATATATACTGATGAAGAGCTAAAGGATGCAAAAGAGACAATGGGTTACACTGAGGACGTCGATTTAAAGACATTAGAGATTGCATTTGATGCTAACTGTAACTTCGGGTGTTCATACTGTAATGCATCTTTTAGTACCACGTGGCAAAAAGATATAAAAATGAACGGTGCATATCAGAATTTAGTTTCTGATGGTGCTGGAGCATTTCAGCATGACGGAGCTCACGCTATGCCCTACGGTAGAAAAAATAAAGACAATCCATATATTGAAGCATTTTGGAAATGGTGGGAAGCAGAATTACAATTTAGTTTAAGAGAGTTAAGAGTAACAGGAGGAGAGCCTTCCATGTCTCCAGACTTTTGGAAGTTAATGGATTGGTGGAAAAAGAATCCTGATTGTGAAGTACCCTTTGCTGTTAATTCTAACTTAGGACAAAAGAAAGCTTTGTTAGATGCTCTTATTGATGTTTCACATAGTTTTAAAGACTTTACAATTTATACATCTAATGAGGCAGTAGGACTTCAAGCAGAATATATTAGGTTTGGATTAGAGTGGGATGTTTGGTTAAAGAATATGTACAGAGTAAATGAAGAAGCAAACATTAAATCAGTCAACGTTATGATGACTATAAATGCTTTATGTTTATTTAGCATTACAGAGTTTTTAGACGAAATGTTAAAGTTAAAAGCTAAGTTCGGTGGTCAAGCTGCAGTACTTTCATTTAATATATTACGTTTTCCCTCTTTTCAATCTATAGTTACTCTACCCCCAGATATAAGAAAAGAAAGAGCTGAACATATAGAAGCTTGGTTAGATAAAAACTGGGATGAAGGTAAGAATGGCTTTATGGATTATGAAAGAGATGGTCTTTTAAGGCTTATAGATTATATTAAGAAGGTAGAAACAGGTCATGAATTTACTTCTTCTTTAGAATCTAGAGAAAGAGATTGGAAATCTTTTTATACTCAATATGATATTAGAAGAAAAAAAGATTTTAGAGAAGCTTTTCCTTCGTTAGTAGAATGGTACGATAGTATACCAGAAACTAACCTTGGAAGATTGAAAGAACTAGTTGATGGAGATGATGCTAAGTCAAATAGATATGTAGAAGGTGTACTTAAACAAGCTAAAGACGAAGGATGGATACTAAACCCTCAATGGGCTAATCCTGGTTCTCAAGAATACGTTGAGCCAGACGATCAACAACAAGATGATATGATTGATTTAATAGGTCAATTAAATAAAGATCAAGATACAAAATTTGTAGGAGGAATAGCAGGTAAAAAAACAATATGAACGTACTAGTAACAGGCGGTAATGGAAGAATGGCCAGACATTTAGAATCAACTGATAAAATTACATTTTTAAAACCTAATCGTGAGGAATTAGACTTAACATCTTTGGATTCTATAGACAATTACATAAGTGCACACACGATAGATGGAATACTTCTAAACGCGGTACATTATCCTCCAGGAAAAATTGACTTAAATAATTTTAGAGGACAGGCAGAAAGTTTTTTTAATGCTACTAAAGTAAATTTAGTTGCTACAATTTATCTGTTTAAAAAATTACAACATAGATTAAAATTTATTTCTTTAATGACAACAGGGTTAGACCCAGTTACAGAAACTACAAGCCCATATTACCGTAATAGCAAAATGGCAGTAGCCGATATGTTAGTTAGGCTATCATATTCTGATGAAGTAGTAAAAACATTTTTTATTCACCCAGGTCATATGCATGATGATTATACTTATAAACAGAGTGCTTTACAGGTTGCTAAAATGATTGAAGATACAGATAAATTTAAACATTTAGGTCACTACGGTATTTTCAACAAAGATGTAATGCAATGTAAAGAGCTTTATAGTCTTACCTCTTATGACACTGTAGAAATTATTAAACTATGAAGATAAAGCCTAAAGATGGCAACGAAACTTTTTGTATGGCACCCTGGTCTCATACTTATGTATCACCGCAAGGTGAAAGAAGATTGTGTTGTGCATCTAGAGAAAAATCTTCTTGGATAAAACAGTATATAGATGTAGAGAATGATGATAAAAACGAAGACTTTGTTTCTACTAAATTAGACGACCATTGGAATAGCGAGTATATGAAAGATATACGTAAAAGATTAATGGCAGGAGAAGAAATAGAACAATGTCAAGTATGCAATCATAAACTTCTTAACTTAAATACATACAGAGGGTACTTTAATCATCAATTATTCCCAGATAAAATAGATGAAGCATTCGAAAAAACTAATGATGACGGTTACACTGAGATGAAACCTATATCATACGACTACCGTATTTCTAATCTTTGTAATTTTAAATGTAGGATGTGCGGAGATCAATTATCCTCATCATGGGAATCGGAAAGACGTCAAATGAAAAACTGGAGCCCAGAAGGAGACCCTTGGATGACTCCAGAAAGTAGAGCTAAGCTTCAAACTTTTACTAAAGAAGTTTTAGAGAAGGAATTATGGCAAGCTGTTCATGAAGAACGTATTGAAGAAATCTACTGGGTAGGTGGAGAACCTTTAATGTTTCAAATACATTGGGATATTATGGAGCATTTAGTTAAAACCGGTCAATCAAAAAATGTTATAGTTAGATATAATACTAATTTGTCTAGAGTTAGTTGGAAAGGAGTTAATTTATACGACCTTTTAAAACACTTTAAACATGTAAATATATCAGCGTCTATTGACGGTACCGGCCCTATTGTAGAATATGTTAGAGACGGTATAAAGTGGGACAGATGGTTAGAAAATTTTAAACAAGGTCTTTTTCTAAAAGATATGTACGGTGATGCCGGAATAATACTAGATGTTACTATTACTTCACCAGGTCTTTTTGCTATGAAAGATCTTTTTGATTTAGCTTTAGAATTGGATGTTATTTCGTATATTAAAAAGACGTTCGAGTTCGACCCTGCTATAGTTATGTCTCCATCTATGATTCCTAGACATATATTAGAACCGTTAATTGACGATATATTAGATTATATGAAACCTAAAGTAACTGAAAAGACACAGATCTATATTGATGCTTTAGAAGATGTAAGAAATATTGAAACATTCGACGAAAAATACCCAGACTGGTTAGATGGTTTACAAAGAGGTAAAACTAATCTTAAGAGAGTAGATAACTTTAGAAAATGTAAATACGATATAGACCAGATATTTAAAGAAAATAATACCGAGTTATATAATTGGTGGCAAACAATTCCTTATGAAACTTATATTTAGAAACAAACAAAACGAAACAATCGATGTAGATTGTACTATATTTGAATCTCCATTAACTGATAAATGGGGTAGACTACTTGAGGGAGTTATACAGAATGATTTTATTGCATACGTAAAAAACTTTTCTCTTGTAGGTAACTTAGCACAGAATAGACCTCCAGAACAAATTATAAAAGAATTAGTAGAGGGAGTAAGGATAATTAAAGCAGCATCTTGGTATCCAGAGTATGATAAGATTAACGAAGACTTTGAATCGTTACTTACTAACTACGACCAAGATATGTTAAATGATCTTCATCATCATTTTGATCAACTACAAGGACAAATATGGAATCCTACTCATTTCTTAGCTGCTGCTACTGGGGAAGAAAGATTTGCTATCTCTAAATTAAATCTAAGCTGTCATGAACTTGAAGCTTATCATGATTCTAAAGAAAAGAAAGAAGCTGGGTATCCTCATAGCGTATACTTTTACTACTCTATATCTGGAACTCCAGTATTTGAAGGTATAACGTTAGAAGAAAAAATGCAGTTTAGTAAAACTGTAGGAAATGGAATGATATACTTGCATTATGCTCAAACAGGAAAAACTTGGTATGAAGCATATTGTGATAATGACGAAACAGTACCTACTGAAAACATCACAGAACATAGAACTATATCAGGTGAGTTTTCCGCTCATATCGGTAAACCATTTGACTTCGTAGTAGATGAAGGATTTAAAAATTATATTAAAAATAGAGGAAGAGATCCAGAAGACCCAGATCTTGCGATAGGATATTGCCCAATAGGTCAAATAAACTCTATAAACGGTATAGATATATCAGATTATGAAGCTTGTCAAAAAGTACTAGAGGAATACGATGATTTTTATGCTATAGAATATAATGGACTAAGAAATGAATATGATTATAGAGCAGATGATAGTAAATATCTAGATAAGATAGAGGGTGTTATGGACACCTGGGAAGTTAATGATGATTTTAAAGAGTTCGCATAATGATAAACTTTAACACTACTACTGCAGCTGATAGATTTCCTATATGGGAGCTAACTACTCCTGATATTCCTTTTGATAGAGATTATTTTGAAAAAAATGATATATGGAAAAATAATAAACTTGTTGATGGAGAGTATGTAGCTTTTGGAGACGAACGTAAAGACTATATACCAGACTCTCTACCAGAATTCGAATCGTGGTATAATAATTTTAAAAAAGAAAGTGATATTTTAAATAGTATCGGTGCATTATTAGATCTTAAAGAAAACAACGGATTTTTTTACACTCAATATCCAATACAAGATAAAGGCCACTTACCTAGTGAGTTTATTAAGAAGAGATGTAGTATTGCTTTTAATATAATGAAGGATGAACCTGGTTATAAAATGCATAATCATTTTGATAATAGAGCAGTATTTGGAAATATATTTTTAAACCTTACAGATAATATTGACGTTTCAACTACATTTGTAAATACTTTTACTAATTACAACCAAAGTGTTATAGATAAAGACACTAATATACATTATAAAGCACCAGATAAGAAAAACGAAGGTATGTTCTTTATGAACACTTCTGATACTTACCATGGGATACATAACAGCACCGATAAAATTAGATATATACTGAACGTATTAATCTACTTTTCAGAATTAACTTACGTATAATGAATAGAAAAATTGATAAAGATAATAAATCATTTTGTTTAGCACCTTGGATGTCTATTCATACATGGCCTGATGGACGAACTTTTCCTTGTTGCTTATGGGATTCTGAAAAACCGATAGGTAATATAAATCGTAATTCTTTAGAGGAAATCTGGAACAACGATAAGATGAAAGAAGCTAGAGTATCGATGATGAAAGGAGAACGTATTGATGCTTGTGAAAGATGTTATCATTTAGAAGATACTAATTACGGTTCATACCGTAAAGACATTAATAAACGACATGCTGATAAAATGAAGTATGTTGAACAAACTAAAGAAGACGGTACTTTAGATGATATGAATTTACATTTATGGGACCTTAGATTATCTAATTTTTGTAACTTTAAATGCAGATCTTGCGGAGCAGGTTTAAGCTCTACTTGGTTTTCAGATACAAAAAAATTAGCATCAAATGAAAGATTAGGCTCTATTGGTAATTCATACTTTAATAACCCACATGGAGATAAAGCTCTCATAACAGTTAATGATAAAGTATCTTTTTTAGATATGATTAGCCCCCATTATGACTGTGTGGATGAAGTTTATTTTGCTGGGGGTGAACCTTTAATGATGCCAGAACATTATACTATTTTAGATAAACTAATAGAGTTAGATAGAACTGATGTTATGATACGGTATTCTACTAATTTTTCATCATTAAAATTCGGAAAGAAAAATGTACTCGACTATTGGAAAATATTTAAGAATATGCAACTATGGATATCAATTGATGGCGTAGGAGAAATTGGTGAGTATATTAGATCTGGATATGATGATAAAAAATTTGAAGAAAATATCAATACTTTTAAAGCATCTGGAATTAAACCACCAGATATAGGGTATATGATTACTTACGGAGTAATGAATTATCTACATCTTTTTGATATGGTAATAGACTTTATTAGAAGAGGTTTTGTAGATTATCAAAAACCTTTTTATGGAAATAAGTTAATGCACTTCAGTCCTATTAGTTTTCCTAAATATTACGACTGTATGTATATGCCTGATACATTTAAAAAACAATTTTATGATAGGTTAATAAACTTCCATAATGAGTTAGTAGAAGAAGGAGCTTCAGAATTTTTCATTAATGATATTATTCCTAAATTAGGTTCTGTTTATAACAGAAGTATTGGTAGCAAATTCGATTATGACCAAATGTTAGAATGTCAAGTTGTTAATGAAGAGTTAGATAAATTAAGAAAGGAAAAATTTAATGAGATATTTCCTTATTTTCCTACTCCTGAAAGCTTTACTGACAATACAGAGACATGTAAATTAACAGAACATATATATTCTAAAATAACCATTAAAGATAGTACAATTTAAAATGCAACAAAAAGAGATAAAGCAACTAGATCAAGGAGATTTAAACGTTCTTAAGCAAATAAAAAATGCTAATAAAGAATTACTGCAGGAATTAGGTCAAATAAAGCTTTTAGAACTGAATCTAGAATCTAGAATTAACAGTGCTAAAGAGTATCAAACTCAACTTATAGATAAAGAACGACAAATATCTAAACAACTACAGGATAAATACGGTCAAGGTAGTATAGATTTAAATTCTGGTACTTTCCTACCAGCAAAGTAGTTTCAATTTCTCCTACATATTTATATAAGAGAAATTATATACTTCTCCTTAAACGTTTTAGAGTATCTAGTGATATTTATAATAGTACTCAATAATTTAACTTAAATAACATGGCAGAAACATTAATCTCCCCAGGTGTACTTGCACAGGAAAACGATAATTCTTTTATCGCCCCTGCCCCACTTGCAGCAGGAGCAGCAATCATTGGCCCAACAGTAAAAGGTCCTGCAGTTCAACCTACGGTAGTGACATCATATGGAGAATATTCTAATATCTTTGGGACTACACTGGAAGCAGGTGGTACTACTCAAGAATACCTTACTTCATTAGCTGTTAAGTCATATTTTAATCAAGGAGGCGACTCAGTCCTAGTAACTAGAGTAATAAGTGGAAGCTCTACTGACATTACAGCAGCTGTCGATTCAGGAATCACAGCAGCTTCAGGATCAGCACCCTTCACACTTAAATCTATCGGAAAAGGAGCTATTATGAATAGTTCTAGTTCTCTTAACTCTGATGGTTCATTACAAAGTGGTTCATCTAATAATTTAAGATGGGAAATTTCTGGTGTAGACAGTTCTCAAGGTACTTTTTCTTTAAGTATTAGGAGAGGTGATGATAACACTAAGAATAAAGCAATATTAGAATCTTTTAACGATTTATCTCTTGATCCAAATAACTCAAGATATATTGCAAAAGTAATAGGTAATCAAACTAAATCAGTAGTAACAGAAGGAGCTGAAACTTACATTTCTACAGCAGGAGAATATCCTAACATATCTAATTATGTAGTAGTAGGATCAGTAGATAGAAAAACATTAAACTACTTAAGCACAGATGGTGTAAATATAAGAGAAGCTAGCCTTTCAGGTTCTTTACCAACCGCACAAAGCGGATCTTTTACAGGAGCTACTTATAGTAACCCAGACGGAAACTTTAACGGTGATATAGACAATACAGATACTCAAGGTATTTCAGATTTTAGTTCTTATACAGAAGCTATTTCGATTTTAAATAACCAAGATGAATACGTATTTAACATCGTTTCAGCACCAGGTTTAGTATATGAAAATGCTACTCATGCTACTCATATCGATAATATTATCTCTTTAGCAGAGAATAGAGGAGATGCAATTGCAGTAGTAGATGCAGTAAATTATGGATCTACAGTAAACGCAGCAGCAGCTGGAGTTGCTTCTTTAAATAGTTCTTACGCAGCTAACTACTGGCCTTGGTTGCAAATGCAATCAGCTGGAAGAAGCGTATGGGCACCAGCCTCAGTTGTTATTCCTGGAGTATATGCATTTACAGATGGAGCATCAGCACCATGGTTTGCACCAGCAGGTTTAACTAGAGGAGGATTAGGAGATGTTATTCAAGCAGAAAGAAAGCTTACTAGAACTAACAGAGATGCTCTATATGCTAAAAATGTAAACCCAATTGCTACTTTCCCAGGAAGCGGAATTTCAGTATTTGGACAAAAAACATTACAGAAGAAAAAATCTGCTTTAGATAGAGTAAACGTACGTAGATTATTAATCGATCTTAAAAAGTTCTTAGGAGATACTGCTAAGACCTTAGTATTCGAACAGAATACAATTTCAACTAGAAATAGTTTTCTAGCAACAGTTAATCCTTTCCTTAACTCAGTAGTACAAAGACAAGGTCTTTATGCTTTTAGAGTAGTAATGGATGAGACAAACAATACTGCTGATGTGATAGATAGAAATCAATTAATTGGACAGATATTCATTCAACCTGCAAAAACAGCTGAATTTATTACTCTAGACTTTACAATTGAACCTACTGGAGCAACATTCACAGCATAATTAGAAACAACGATATTTATAATAAACAAATAAAATGGCAGTACTAGGACAATCAGATATAATGTTTCAGGCATTCGAGCCTAAAGTTCAAAATAGGTTCCTCATGTTCATCGAAGGGATTCCTGGATTTTTGATCAAAGGTGTTACAGCTCCATCATTTACTGATGAAGAAGTAAAGCTAGATCATATCAACACATATAGAAAGATAAGAGGAAAACGTAACTGGGAAAATATGGACATGACTCTATATGATCCAATTACACCTTCTGGAGCTCAAGCAGTAATGGACTGGGCAAGACTTTCTTACGAATCAGTAACAGGAAGAGCAGGATACTCAGACTTTTATAAAAAAGATCTTAAACTACAAGTATTAGGACCTGTAGGAGACATCGTATCAGAATGGGAAATTGTAGGAGCATTTATTACCAATATGGCTCAAGGATCATTCGATTGGGCTACCTCAGACGTTGCAGAATTAACTGTTACTGTAGCAATGGACTATTGCGTGCTTAACTATTAATATCACCCGACAAGGAAATACAGGCCCGACTTTTAGTCGGGTTTGTTGGTTTATAAAGTAAAAGTTCGTATATTTATTGTAGAACTAGTTATACTAAATAAAATTTATGTCAACAGAAAATAAATTTCCTAGCGAAATTGTAGACCTACCTTCAAAAGGGCTACTATACTCCGAAGATTCTCCTCTTAAGTCTGGTACAGTCGAAATGAAATATATGACTGCCAAAGAAGAAGATATTCTTACTAATCAAAACTATATAGAAAAAGGTGTAGTTATTGATAAATTACTACAAGCGTTAATTGTTACTGAAGGAGTAGACTATAATCAATTACTCATTGGTGATAAAAATGCTTTACTTATTGCAGCTCGTATCTTAGGGTACGGTAAAGATTATGAATTTAACTTCGGTGATACTAAAGAAACTATCGACCTTACTTTATTAGATAGTAAAAAAATAGACGAAAGCCTTTTCTCGTCAGGTATAAACGAATTTAAATTTACCGCTCCTGCTACTAATAGAGAATTAACTTTTAAACTCTTATCTCATGGTGACGAGATTAAAATAAATCAAGAAGTAAAAGGTTTGCAGAAAATAAACAAAGAAGTTTCACCAGAACTCTCTACTAGATTAAAGCACATGCTTCTTTCAGTAGACGGAGAGACAGATAGAAATACTGTTAGAAAGTTTGTAGATAACGAATTTCTAGCTATAGATTCTAGAGCATTTCGTAAACATATTGAAAAGATCTCTCCAGATATGGACTTAAAGTTCTATCCAGAGAACGGCCCAGCGGAGGGGGTATCGATACCTATCGGTGTAACCTTTCTTTGGCCTGACGCCGACATATAGAGTTAACCTTTTTACTCAGCTACACGAGATAGTATTCCACGGTAAAGGAGGTTATGATTACGATACTATCTACCATATGCCAATCTGGTTACGTAAGTTTACTTTCCAGAAAATTAACAATTTTTACGAAGAAGAAGCTAATGCAGCAAAAAAAGCATCTGGTAAAAGTACAACCCCAGCTATGGGTCCAAATATTAAGTCACCTTCTTATAGTACAAAAGCTCGCAAATAGCGGGCTTTAACTATTTATATAAAAAGCTAACATTGGATTTAAACAAAGATTTAGAGGCTATAATACGTAGACTGAGGCAAGTAGGTGCATCTGTTAAAGAAATACAAGCAGTTCAGGATACATTTGCTAGCATATCTAAGAATACTCAGCAAGCTGAAACGTATATAAAGACTATGACTTCTTCAGTCGAAAGATTAGAAGAGGTATCTTCATTTGCCTCAGAGTCTTTTGCTTCTCTAAATTCTATACTTATACTAAATAACAAGGAGTTTAGTAAAACTGATGATGTTGCTAGAAAAGCTTTAAAGGCAAAAAGATCTATAGTTGATGTTTCTCAGCAATTACTCGCGGATGAAAAAGGCATAAATGTACTGAGCGAACAACAAGTTGAAAAACTCCAGCAAAAATTAAAAGAAAACCTTAGCATTTTAAAATCTCAAAAAGATGCTTTAATATCTGAAGAAAACTTTCTTAAGATAAAAGAGAAGGGATTCGATAGAGACAAAAACGGTAAACTATTAAGTGAAGCAGCACTTCAAACTAAAATACGTAGTTTAACAAATGCTAAAGAGCTTACAAAAGAACAGTTTAAGATACTTACAACGTATGATAAAACTATTGATGCTGAAGAAGGGCTTTTAAAGAAAACTGAACAGACATTAGAGACTAAGAAGTATATAAATAGGCAAATGGGTATCACAGGAGATCTTATTAGATCTGCTAGTGGTGCTATGCAAAAATTAGGTCTTGATTCTAAAATAGTAGCGGACGCAACTAAAGAAGCTGAAGAAGCAATGCGAAAAGCTGCTGAAACAGGTAGCAGTAAACTAGGAGTAGCAGTGGCTGCTTTAGGTCCTTTAGCAAAAGGATTTGGAACAGCACTTACAGATCCAGCTACTATACTTACTTTTATAGGTAAAAGCATTTTCAAAGCCTCTGATCAGATGGCTAAGCTGCAGAAGCAGACAGGCATGAGCGAAGAAGCCGCATATGGCTTGAGGAACGAAATGGCAATGTTTGCAGCTAGTACCGGTAGTGCATTTATTACTTCTGATAAACTACTCAAATCATATGCAGAAATGTCCAA